GTATTAAGAGTTATGAGTGGTATGGGTGGTGTCGCATACAGTAATTAAATTAAATTTTATAAAACATATTATATTTTTATTCATTATTTATAAATAAAAATATATTTATCTACTCTATGATTTTCCATTTATATCCATGAACCACTTTATTATCATGTAATGCTTTTTTTTATTCTAAATATATACGAGTTTCTAAAAAATTTTTAACTAAATTATAATTTGATGAGTAATGTCTACCATCTTTCATATAATCTTCTAAAAATACATTTGATGATATATTATGTTCAATATATTTTCCAATATTATGATATTTTAGATTTAACTTAATACATAAATCTCCTAATAAATTAACTAATTCATTTCTTTTTTGTATATATTGTTGCGTGGATTTTAGTTTTAAGTTTAAATGTGGTATAATATTTATTTTTGCACTAGGATGAAATTTTTTTAATAACTTTACGATATATTTTAAATCTTGCTCAATTTCATCATTAGATAATATTTTTTTCTTTAATTTATATTTTTTAATAATACTTTGTTTACGATTTGTGTAATAATAATTTAATGGAATATCATTAAAATAATAAATTTTTCGTGAAGAAATCTCTAATATAAATTCTTTATAAATTTCAGATATATTATAATTATTTTTATAATTAATAATAAATTTTTGAGAATTTTTTTTTACAGCTGGGTGATACACGTCACCAAAAATTAAATTTGTTAAATCATTTGGGTTTTTATTAATTATATTTTCTATATTTTCTATATTTTCTAGAAAATAAATAATTTCTTTGGTTGTATGTAATCTAGCGGGAAAATATGACCACCTATAACCATACATGTATCTACATGATCCAATATATAACATCAATTCTTTTTTTGTTTGTTTCATCATTTTTCTTCTGTTATTTTGGAAATAATATTCAACAGGCATTATTTTATTTTCAAAAGAATGCTGTTTACTCATTTATATAATTATATAATTATATAATAGATTTTATATTTTATCATAAGAATATAATATTTTTGGCAACTAATACTAACTCAACTTCTGATACTCTTCGTTTTTATTCGTGCAATTTCTCCAGAATTGACAATGCTACTTTAACTGTTACAACTACTGGCAATTCAGGAACCAACTTATACGTATATGGTGTCAACTATAACGTATTAAGAGTTATGAGTGGTATGGGTGGTGTCGCATACAGTAATTAAATTAAATTTTATAAAACATATTATATTTTTATTCATTATTTATAAATAAAAATATATTTATCTACTCCATGATTTTCCATTTATGTCCATGAACCACTTTATTATCATGTAATGCTTTGTTCAATGTAGTATAAGACATTGTTTCTTATTTTTGAAACGTTATCTTTTTTAAATCATATATATTTATAGTTTTTTTGAGAATAATATAAAATTAATTTTTTTTAATACATTAGATAAATCAAATAAAGAATCATTTGGATTAAATCTAATTATTTTATTACCGAGTGATAAAATATATTCTTCTCGTATCTTTTCATTAAAAGGATCTCTATCAAAATGATTATTTTCATCACACTCAATTACTAATTTATAATCAATAAAATATAAATCTACTCTATATTTACCTATAGAATACTGTCTTTTCATATTAAAAATATTATCATATGAATTTTTAATAAACCCAATAGTTTGATTCTCAATGCACATTCCAATATTTATATGTTTTATTTCATCATTTACTTCTACTATATAATTATTTCGTAAATTATATGTATTTTTAAATAATTCAAACGTTTCCTTTGTAATTTTATATGTAATACGGTTATGTCCTCCACGTTTTAAATTATTTTTAAATTCATTATTTTTAACAATATAATGAATATGTTCTTTATAGTTTTTTTTTAAATGTCTTACCAACAAATGTTTTTGTGTTAAATATAATAAATCTTCTAAATTTATTGTAAATTTTTCTTTAATTAAATCACAATCACCTACTTTTATATTTACTGCCATTTTTATTAATTATACTCATTTAAATGTTAACATAATATTTTCAATATTTTCAATAATTTTGTTTGTCATTTAATATAAACTTTACCATTTTAAAATCAAAAGCATTTAAATTTTATTTGTAAATATGATTGTATCAAACAATTAAAAATAAGTGATATAACTTTAAGAAAAGCACTTGATAATAATATTATATACAATAATAATTATTTTAAATGTATTGGATCTAAATTAACTTGTATATAATTAATAATGTAATATTATATGTTATATCATCTACTGATTTCAGTAGATGATATATATTAATAACGTACTAGGAGTTATGCTTGGTATGGGTGACACACATAGTTATTTCAGTAGATGATATATATTAATAACGTACTAGGAGTTATGCTTGGTATGGGTGACACACATAGTTATTTCAGTAGATGATTTAAAAATATTTAATCAATATTTTTAAAAAACATATAGTATTGAATTTTTTGAAATTTTTTTTCTCCCATAATTATATATAAAATATGGGAGGTGGTTTAATGCAACTCGTAGCCTATGGCGCCCAAGACGTATACCTTACAGGTAATCCTCAAATTACATTTTTCAAAGTTGTCTACAGAAGACATACTAACTTCGCATGTGAAGCTATTGAACAAACTTTCAATGGTACACCTGCATTCGGTGGAAAAGCCACTGTACCAATTACCAGAAATGGTGATTTAGTAACAAAAATGTGGTTACATACCACACTCAGCAATGCTACAGGAGGTGCTGCTACTCTTAAAAGAGAACCTGGATATGCTATGATTTCATCTGTTGAATTACAAATTGGTGGAACTAAAATCGATAAACATTATGGCCAATGGATGCAATTATGGAGTGACTTATCTAGACCAGCTGATCAAGATACCAATCACAATAATTTAGTTGGAACAGAAGATGCAACTATTGCCAATGGTGCTACATTAGAACTATTTGTACCATTACAATTTTTCTGCTGCAGAAACGACGGTTTAGCTTTACCATTAATTGCTTTACAATACCACGATGTCAGACTTGAATTCGAATTCGCTGCTGCAACTGCTTGTAATGATGTTGCTATTACTATGACTAATACAACTTTATTAGTAAATTATATATACTTAGATAGTGAAGAAAGAAAAAGATTCGCACAAGCATCTCATGAATACTTAATTGAACAATTACAATTCACTGGAGTTGAAACTGCTGTAAATGGTGCTAATAAATTCAGACTTAACTTTAACCACCCAGTTAAAGAATTAGTATGGGTACACAAGGCATTAGCTGCAGAATTGGATGTCCATTTACCAGTAACTGATGCTTTATTACAATTAAATGGACATGATCGTTTCTCTAAACAAAATGGTTTATTCTTCAATGCTGTTCAACCAAATATGCATCACACAAGATCACCAAGTACTAATGTATGCGTATATTCATTTGCCCTTAATCCTGAAGAGCATCAACCATCTGGTACATGCAATTTCTCCAGAATTGATAATGCTACATTATCTGTCACAACTGCTGCTACTGGTGAAACATACATCTATGGTGTAAATTACAATGTATTAAGAGTAATGAGTGGTATGGGTGGTGTCGCATACAGTAATTAAATATCTTATATTATATCTCAAATTATTTATATAGTAATTTGAAATATTAAATTCAATAATTTTTAATCTCTAATAATATATATATAAATTATGGGAGGCGGTTTAATGCAACTCGTAGCCTATGGTGCTCAAGACGTATACCTTACTGGTAATCCTCAAATAACATTTTTCAAAGTTGTCTACAGAAGACATACTAATTTTGCATGTGAAGCAATTGAACAAACTTTCAATGGTACACCTGCATTTGGTGGAAAAGCTACTGTACCAATAACTAGAAATGGTGACTTAGTAACAAATATGTGGTTACATACCACTGTTAACAATACTCATGCCACTGAAACAGCAGATATGCTTAATGAACCTGGCTATTCAATGATCAAATCTGTTGAATTACAAATTGGTGGAACTAAAATCGATAAACATTACGGAAGATGGATGCAATTATGGGGAGATTTAAGCAGACCTGCTAACCAAGATACAAATCATACCGCATTAGTAGGTGACGGGACAACCAGTATTGCTGTTACGAATGGTTCATTGGAATTATTTGTACCATTACAATTCTTCTGTTGCAGAAACGACGGTTTAGCTTTACCATTAATTGCTTTACAATACCATGATGTTAGACTTGAATTTGAATTCGAAGCTGCCACAAGATTTGCTGTGAATGGAACAATTGCAATGAGCAATACTACCTTATTAGTCAATTATATTTACTTAGATTCCGAAGAAAGAAAAAGATTCGCTCAAGCATCTCATGAATACTTAATAGAACAATTACAATTTACTGGTGTTGAATCTGCATCTGCCGTTGCTGGTGCCAATAAATTTAGACTTAACTTTAACCACCCAGTTAAAGAATTAGTCTGGACACACAATACCACAACTAATGAATTAGGTACTCATCATACAGTAACTGATGCTTTATTACAATTAAATGGACATGACCGTTTCTCCAAACAAAATGGCGTATTCTTCAATAGAGTTCAACCAAGCATTCATCACACTAGATCACCAGCTGCTGGTGTTAATGTATATTCATTTGCACTCAATCCAGAAGACCATCAGCCATCTGGCACATGTAATTTCTCCAGAATTGATAATGCCACATTATCTGTCACTACTACTACTGGAAACGATGGAGGTGAAGTATACATCTATGGTGTAAACTATAATGTATTAAGAGTAATGAGTGGTATGGGAGGTGTCGCATACAGTAACT